TACTTATTCAAGGTAGCACGGCTATTGTTTTAGAAGACCCCGATGGCAATAATATGATTTATGCCGAAGATGGTGGACCAGTTTACTTATATAACAATGGCTCTCAGAAACTCGCCACAACCTCAACAGGCATACAAGTAACAGGTAACATAGCTAATGCTAGTGGTGATTTAACACTTGATGTAGCAGGAGACATTATTCTTGACGCTGATGGGGGGGATGTAGCATTTAGAGATGGAGGTGTTGGTCATTTACAAATATCAAATGTTTCCAATGATGTTAAAATACTAAGTTTACAAACAGATAAAGATTTAATTTTTAGTGGTATTGATGGCGGTTCTGAAATAGAAGCCATGCGTATTGATATGTCAGCAGGTGGTAATGTTGGTATTGGTACTAGTAGTCCTGCTACTAAAATTCATTTAAGTGCTACTGATGGCAATTCCATTATGAGGATGACTAGAAGTAACTCTGCATCTACTGGTAATAATTTTGGAAGTATAGAATTTCAAAACTCAGCAGGTACAGTTTTGGCTGGTATTAAAGGTAAAAGTATGAGTGGTAATACTGAAGGTGGTATTACCTTTGGTGCAGGTGGTGGTAATGCAGAACGTATGCGTATAGATAACAGTGGTAATGTTGGTATTGGTACGAGTTCGCCTAGTGCGTTATTGCAAGTAGAAGGTTCTGATGGTGTTGCTGGTGCAGCAATTATGTATACTGCTACTAGCGTTGCCTCTGGTTATATGTCGGCTGATGCGGCAGGTTTGTGTTTAGCTACAGACACAGCAGGAATTACGTTCCGCACAGGTGTAACTGGAGCAGACCCTACAGATACTGGCTCAGAACGTATGAGAATAGACAGCAGTGGTCATCTGATGCTGAATACTACTACTGCAAGAACTGGCACAAATTCTATTACTTTGGAAGGTGGTAATAGCTTTTTTATGTTTCGTGCAACAGGCACTGGTTCTTTACAACAAGCTTCTTTTTTCCGAAATACAGATGCAACCCCAGCTCAAGTTGGTTCAATTTTTACAAGCAGTGTTGGAACATCTTATAACACTACCTCAGACTACAGACTAAAAGAAAATGTAACAGCAGATTGGGATGCAACAACTAGACTAAAGCAACTTAATCCAGTACGTTTTAACTTTACAGCAGATGCAGATACTACAGTAGATGGTTTCTTAGCACATGAAGTTCAATCAGTTGTACCTGAAGCAATTAGTGGCACACATAATGAAGTAGATGCTGATGGCAACCCTGTCTATCAAGGTATAGACCAATCTAAAATTGTGCCTTTATTGACCAAGACCATATTAGAATTAGAAGCTAGAATAGTAGCATTGGAGAACGCATAATGACAAGAGCAAAAGACATATCCAAGATAGTCACTGATGCAGACCTCAGTGGTACTCTTGATGTAACAGGTGCAGTGACAGCAGGTGGGTTGACTATGGATACTGGTGGAAACAGTAACCATACACTAGAGTTTGGAGCAAATAGAACAAGTGACAGTCAAGCATTAGGAATTATAAGAGGTTCTTGGAATAGTACAGTAGTATCGCAAATTAATTTATCTGCTGGAGATGACACGACAAACAAAGATAATGGTCAAATATTTTTTAGAACTGCTGAAGCAGGAACAACTGCAAATAGATTAAGGATTGAAGAAAACGGAGACATCAGCTTCTACGAAGACACAGGCACAACACCAAAGTTATTTTGGGATGCTAGTGCTGAGTCTTTGGGGATAGGCACAGCAAGTCCTGCTAATGCTTTGCACGTTAAGGGAGTTACTACTGTTGCCTATATTGAAAGCACGGGTACTAATGGCGATATACAACTAGAAGCTAGTGGAACAACTGGTTACACGGCTGTAAGGGCGAATAATAACGACTTAGCTTTCTTGACTAATACAGCAGAACGTATGCGTATTAATAGTGATGGCAATGTTCTTATAGGCAGAACATCAGAGTTAAATGATTTTGGAGATGGTCGTACAAGTTTAGTTTTACAAGGTACTGGTTCTCAAGATTATTCAACTATTCAATTAGGTAATAATGGTACTGCTAGTAACACACAAATACTTGGTATTCTTGCTTTTTATGATGGCACTGAAAATAATGCTAGAGTACAAGCAATACGAGCAACTTCTACTGATTCAGCAGATTTACTTTTTTGGACAAGACCAGCTAGTGGTTCGTTAACAGAACGCATGAGAATAGACAGCAGTGGTCGTGTTGGTATTGGTACTAGTAGTCCTGACAATTTATTACATTTAAGTGGTGGTAGTGGTACAACCCGAATGAAGTTTACAAGAAATAATACAGCGGATACTGGTAATTCTTTTGGTGAATTAAATTTTGAAAATTCAGTAGGAACAACTTTAGCTAGTATTAAAGCTATAAGCATGAGTGGCAATACTGAATCAGGGTTTGTTTTCGGTTGTGGTGGTGGTAACACAGAACGTATGCGTATAGACAGCAGTGGCAATGTAATGATTGGTACTACTGTTACTGGTAATGCAGGTGGTATAACTATGTTGCCTAATAATTCTGCTGGTGCAGGAACTATTGTATTTGATAGGTCATCAACAAGTAATATATCAACAGTCTTGTTATTTGAAAATGGCAATTCTCCAGTAGGAAGTATAACACACGGAAGTGGTGGAACAAATTTTAACACTACCTCAGACCACAGACTAAAAGAAAATGTAGTTGCAATGGCAGATGCTACAACAAGGTTAAAACAACTGCAACCAAAAAGATTTAACTTCATGACAGATGCAGATACTACAGTAGATGGTTTCTTAGCACATGAAGTTCAATCAGTTGTACCTGAAGCAATTACTGGCACACACAATGAAGTAGATGCTGATGGCGACCCTGTCTATCAAGGCATAGACCAAAGTAAACTTGTACCTTTACTGGTGAAGACCATACAAGAATTAGAAGCTAGAATAGTAGCATTAGAAACAGCCTAACTTAACTAACAGGAGAATAAAATGGCAGTAACTTGGACAATAGGAACAATGGAAAGAGACTTAGTGCAGGGAGATAACACAGATATTGTGACTATCTTGCACTGGAGAGCATCTGATGAAGATGATAATGGTAACACTGGGTCAGCTTATGGCACAGTAGGTGTAACACTTGTAGGTACACCAACACCATACGCAGATATCACAGAGACACAAGCTATTGGATGGGCTAAAGATGCACTTGGTTCAGATGAAGTTACATCAATAGAAGCAGGTATTGCTAGTCAGATAGATGCAATGGCTAACCCAACAACAGCAAGTGGAGTAACTTGGTAATGACTGAACAGAGCAATGTAATTACTATTGATGGTAAAGAGTATAAGACTGATGACATGAGCCAGGATCAGACTTACTGGATTAATCAGATTAAAGACCTACAAGCAAAGAGTGCTAATCTTAGATTCCAACTAGATCAAATTACTGTAGCACAAAATGCTTTTACTAATTCATTGATACAGTCTTTGAAGACAGAAGATAAAGACGAGGTTGTTAATGGTTAAAGCTAGTGAAGTAAAAGCACAGATAGACACACATGAAGCTGTGTGCGCTGAAAGATGGAAAGAAACTATCCTAAGAATAAAACGTATCGAGCATATTCTAATTGGTACAGCTGGAACTATGCTGCTTTTTATGGCTTCAATAATACTCAAATAAATAGGTTACCTATGTCATGCTGGAAATGCTTATTGCCGCAAATAGTGCTTTTGCGGTTATCAAGAAAACTATCGAAAATTCTGGTGAAATTATTAATGCTGGTGCAGCGATCTCTAATTTTTGTGCAGCTGAAGATCAACTAAGAAATGATTTACACAAAAAGAAAAACAGTATTTGGACAAACTTTCTAGGCAAACAAGATAGTGACCTGGAAGAATTTATGGCCCTAGAGCAGATCAAAAAAAAACAAGATCAGTTAAGAGAATTTATGCAGCTGTATGGGCGAGCTAATCTTTACAATGATTACGTTTCTTTTTGTGCAGAAGCCAGGAAGAACAGAAAACAAGCTGCGCTAGATAGAGCAAAAAGAAAACAAAAGATCCAGGATATATTTCTAAAAATTGTATTAGGTATTTTGATTACAGCTTTATTGAGTGGAGTAATTACTGTCTTGGTAGTTATAGCAAAGAAAAAAGGTATAATATGACCGCATTTCTTCTGGTATGTTCGTTGAATGGTATAATGAGTAATGGTATTTATTTCCAAAACGTAAATCATTGCGTAGATTACAAAGATAAACTCAACCAACAAACTTTTATGAAAGACGATAAGCCACAAACATATGAGTGTATATGTAAGCTCGTACCATTTGTCGATACAGAAAAAGTGAAGGTGTATTAATGGCACAAAAAAAACTGCAAAAAGAATCTATATATGCTGAATATGATGAAGATGGTGATGGCATAGTATCTGATGCTGAACTTAGTCATGTAGCGGAAATAAAAAAACTTGAACATGATCTTAGGAAACAAAGAGCGCAAAGACGTATGGCAACTGCAAGTCTGGTTGCTATGGGATTGTTTACTGCTGCAATGTTTTTTGTTTCTATACCAAGAGTTGAAGCGCTAGCAGATATATCAAATCTTTTTTACATCACTGGTGGTGGCATTGTTGCTGCTTACATGGGAGCTTCAGCTTTTATGAATAGGAAATAATTATGTTACAATTTTTAACACCGCTTGCATCCCTTGCATCTAGCTTTATGGAATCCAAGATAGAGCAGACCAAAGCAAAGGGAGCTGTAGCTAAAGCAAAAGCTGAAGCAGAAGCCGAGGTTATGAAAACTGCTGCGACACATGATAGCAAGTGGGAACTTATCATGGCGCAAAGCACACAAAATTCATACAAAGATGAAATTATAACTGTAATAGTTTTAATCCCAGTAATCTTGGTCTTTATTCCAGGTATGGAAGATATAGTTCAACAAGGCTTTCAAAGATTAAATGAGTTACCAGATTGGTATCAGAATGTTTTGTATGTAACGATCCTTGCTGGCCTTGGATTAAAAGGTTTGGACAAATTTAAAAAAAAATAATCCTCTCAGATGCGCCAGGAGCAACGAAACTAATTGTCCTGGTATGATTAGACCTGGAGATTTTAGCCAAAATGATGTTATCAAATAATTTTTCAATTAAAGAATTAATTAAAAGTCAAACAGCTGAACGCCGAGATATAAATAATAATCCTGGTGCAGATGAAATATATTATTTAAAAATTTTATCTGAAAAAATATTACAGCCAGTACGAGATCATTACAAAATTCCTTTTACTGTTAGCTCTGGTTATCGTTGTCCAGAGTTGTCTATTGCTATAGGTAGCTCAAAGAAAAGTCAGCATTGTAAAGGCCAGGCAGCAGACTTTGAAGTGCCTGGAATACCTAACTGGGATCTTTGTCATTACATAAAAGATAAACTGGAATACGATCAGCTCATTCTCGAATGTTATACTGGTGGTAATAGTGGCTGGGTGCATTGCAGTATAGCAGATAATCCAAGAGGTGATCTGCTTACATTTGATAGATTGAATGGTTATCGCAAAGGATTAATAGATGACTCTTAAAAAATATCAGAATCCAAAAGGTGGATTAAATGCAGCTGGAAGGAAGCACTATGGTGTTAAAGCTCCAGTTTCTAAAGGCACTAATCCCAGGCGAATTTCTTTTGCTGCAAGGTTCGCTGGAATGAAAGGTCCTATGAAAGATGCTAAAGGCAGACCAACTAGGAAAGCTTTGGCATTAAAGAAATGGGGTTTTGGATCTGTGGCTGCAGCTAAAAACTTTGCAAACAAAAACAAGAAAAGGACATAAGTATGGCTGGAATGTATGGAAAGAAATTATCTCCAAAGCAAAAAAAAATTGCTGGTATGGGTGGTAATAAAAACAAAATTGATAAAGCAGATTTTAAGAAATTAAGAAATTCTACTACAGCTAAAAAAGTAATGAAGAAAAAAAAGAGGATGGTATAATGGCTAAAAAACCTGGACTTTATGCAAATATAAATGCCAGAAAAAAGAAAGGTATTTCTCGTAGCAAAAAGAAAAGTACCATCACTCCTAAAGCTTATGCGAACATGAAAGCTGGCTTTCCAAAGAAAAAGAAAAAAGTCTAGGTATGATTTAACCTAGAATTGTTTTCGCTTCTGTATGACTCTTAAATCGCCACTAATATATATGCGATTATGACGTTTCCCCACATTTATACAAGGTGACAAAATCTACTCGTACGAGAATAAATGTCACTTTGGTGACAATTTGGTGACACATCTTAGACTATCTGAGCTTGACTGAACTTATCTTGTATTATACAAAGATAAGGTGAGCTTTGATTAGCGAAGATGAGTTAATCATAGATGCAGTAAATCACCGATTCGAATCTCGTAGGGATCACCACTTATTCCCTTGATTTTGTTGAGTTTTTTTAGTTGTCTGTTTCTATGGTGACATTTTGGTGACAAATGGTTACGAGAATTTTTGTCACTATTTTGTCAATTCACTTGACTTTTAAGGTCAACGCTCTCATATTTATAATATAACTATGAGGTGACTAATATGATGCAAAGAAAACAAATTTCACAAGATTCTAATAAAAAGAAAATTGGTTCTGCTAGTTTTGTTTTAGATCTAAGAAGTATTGGTGGAAAAAGAAAATACTTTTGGACTAAAAAAGCAGCTGAGTTAGAGCTTAGTAAAATGAAAGATTTGCACTACAAACATTTACAAGAAAGTTATACTTGGACTATCAAAGATTTACTTGGTCCATTTCCAGATAAAGAAATGAGAGTTGAATGGGATCAGCGTATAAAAGATAATGATCCACTCAGACATTTTTACTGGGAAGAATATACCAGGATGAAAAAAGGCAAGCCACTTCCGCAATACTTTGATTCATATAAAAAAGTTTTTGAAAGTTTTTTAGAAATAAAAATTGGTATGACCACTGTTGCTGATTTAAAAGTAAGCGACCTTACTGCACAACATTGTAAAACCTACATCATCCCAGCATTAGAAAACTCTGGTAAAAAAGGTAAGAGAAGTTACAAGACTTTGGTTGCTATGAGATCTATGTTTAACAAACTTATGAAACACGCTAAAGTTTGTGGCTGCATTAGAGAAAATCCTATGTCTGATATTGTTATTGAAAGACCTTTCAATGATGACCTGGAGAACAAGCCGCAAAAGGAAAAGTTATCTACAGATTTCATACATGATATAGAAAAGCTTTTGCCTAAGTCTGTTGTCCTAGCATATAAGTTTGCTTGTTCAACTGGATTAAGAGCTGGTGAGCAAAGAGCTTTGACCTGGGAAGATATAGATTTTAAAATGTTTGAGGTCACAGTTAACAAAGCTGCAAAGATTAAAGTAGAGGGCGGTGTAGGTAGAGTTAAAACCAGGACATCTAATAGAACTGTACCAATTAAAAATACTTTAATGAGGGAGCTGCAAGAGCTTTACATAAAGCAAGGCAGACCAGCTCAAACACATTTAGTGTTTGGTACTAAGTATAATACTATGGTTAATCCATCTACCTGGCGTGAACAGCTGCAAAAAGTTGTTAGGCAGCTTAGTAATAAGAACTTAACCTGGCATGATCTAAGGCATTACTATGCAAGTAAGATGCTAGAGTTTTATGGCAATGATGTTTGGACTGTATCAAATCTTATGGGCCATAGTGACATTGCTATTACACAAAGAACTTATGGTCATTGGATGCAAGACTTAGCAAGAAAGCAAAAGCTGCAAAACGATATGGCTCAAATCAACTTTTAATTATCTGGATAAAGCTCTACAACATTGTCTAAGTTTTGCAGAGCTTTATTTAAAGATTCTTCAGATCCCATAAAATCTTCTAATGTTTTTCTTGTCACATAGTATCTGCCACGATCTGTTATACTATTAATAGATCCATCTTTTACCATCCTAGTAACTCTAGCATACTCAGATGCTTTACGCTTACATGGCCCAAATAATATTTGTGTTGTTTCAATAAGATTAAACAAAGCTTTATTATAAATCGTCAAAACCATTAACTACTCCTTCATTTACTTGGTTTGTTTCATATCTTAAATCATTACAAAATGCTCTAGCTCTAGCTATATTCATTTTGCTATCAAATTCTTGCAGCTGCAAAGAAAGCTCCATGCCAAGATTTTTTATTTGTCTATGTATATCTTCAATACTTTTTTGCTGTTCTGCTGTAGGTGGGTAAGGTCTTTTTGCCTCTTCATCCCAGCCATTATCAAAGTTTAACCAAACACTTACTTTGATTTTTTGCCCAATATTGTCATCTGAAGATGATACTGGTCTTTGAAATTTTATATTAGTATTAGAAAATTGTGGTGAGTTTCCCATAGTAGCTCCTATTGTTGTAGTGAATTAAGTTTTTTTTGATAATGTTCCTCGATTTCTCCATACATTCTTGGAACTATTGCTTTCATATTTTTAAGAACATCTTTGTTATTGTTAAACCAGTGCATACACATACTTTGTGACTTCATCTCATCAATATTTCGTAAATAATTTTCAGTTATTTTTTGCCATTTTTCTTGGTCATTATTTTTGTCTTTAATTTCATCATCTGTTTTAGTCTGTTTTTCTTCTATAATTTCATTATTTCTATTAACCTTTTGAATTTCATCAACTGAGGCATATTGACCACCATGCAAACCAAGGCTTGCTAATGCTCTACCTATTGCAGATGTTTCACAGTTTTCTATAGCAGCGCCAGTATTAACATTTCGTTTATCGCCTTTTGCAAAATGTCCTACACCTCTTAATTCTTCAGCATATCCCTCGCCAACTGCAATTTCAGTATTTGATAAGTCATAGACTTGCGCTTTGATTAAAACTCTTATCCCATCATCAACTATTATATTTGTTGTAATTCCATATTTCAGTCCAAAATGTGTTCTAAAAGCTTCTACTCTTTTAGAAACTTCTGTGTATTTTTTGCCGCCTTTTTGTGTAACGCCATGTAATTGATTTATGTCATTGACCGCAGCCATTACATCTTTTAGTTCACTCATCATTCATCTCCGCAACTTGTTTACCTTTACTTGTAATTAACCAGGACAACTCATATGATCCTCTAGCGTTCTTTCTTTTATCGCCTGGTGTTATCAATCCATACTCATGCAGCTCAGTTAGCCTGGGCCTTACAGATACAATGTAGCCATCAATATCATCTACAATTTCAGATCCGGTTTTGCCTTTAGTCCATCCAGCACTTGCAACTGATTTTAAAACTGCCAAGCGAAGTTTTTTAATCCTTGGCAAGATAAACTCCAAAGCTAATTGTTCAGTCTCCCTAGCGTTTTTATGGATGTTTGGTGGTGTTTCTAATATATCTATCATCTACATAGCTCCTGGAAATAAAATGGCTAAAATCCAAATTAAAAAATAAAAAAATGCGAACAAAAAAACAGCGCCAAAAAACTCACTTATCCATAACCAGGGATCTTTCACTTGATCCCCCATAGTTTTTTAGCTTCTTTTATTATTACTGGTGGTTCAGACCAGCAAATATTTGTGAAGTCTGGTTCAATTAATTTAAATAGATGATCTTTATCTTGTGCTACCTTTAGTAGTTCTTCAGTAGCTTTATGTGATCTAGCGATTGTTTGTACTATATCGGCTAAGTAATCATCTTGTAGTTCTGGTGTATTATCCTGGTCAAATATTTTGTAGTCTGAAGCATTTGCATAAACTAAGAAGGGTGGTAGGCCGCCATTACACGCCCAGAAACCAGCTACCTGGTACAAGGCTGCTTGCTCAAAAGGACCAGTTAAACTTTTAGGTAAGCTTGCAGCTGCAAAACCAGACTTTGAGGTTTTGCTAATCCTGGACCATTTAGTTTTTAGATCTCCACGCCTATTGTAATCTGGTCTGGTATTATGTGGCAGCTCACAGCCAGCTAAGTTTTTTATGTATTCTATTTCACCAACAATCTGATTATCTTTTTGCATGGCTTCTTGTAGGCCAGCAACAGCGTTTTTAGTGACTGCTTCTATTTCATCAACATACTTAATTTTTTTGTTAGCATCTGTTCCATCATCCCAAGTTCGTGCTTTGAACTTATTATAGGTTTGTATGGCTTCCTCAATAGCTTCTCCAGGATCTATGTTATCAATCAGTATAGAATCAGCTGCTTCTTGCACTGTACGGCCACCAGCCATAGCTGCATTATCTTGACCATTTAGCTTTGAATCAAACTTTTCAATAGTAATCCAAGCTCTATCTCTAATATGTTTTTCATTATTTAAATTCTGATAAATATCCCAGGCATCAGATACCATTGGTCTAAGATGAATCTTGTCAAATAAAGCTTTACATTTAAGTTTGCTTTTAGGATTCGAGTGCCAAAGATAATTAAATCGTGAAGCGTATCTTGGTGTTTCTATAAATGACATAAGATCTCCTAAATTGAATTAGAAGATCCTATTATAGCTTGATTTATAAAGTCAAGAGGGTTGACTAAAACTTTTTTTCTACAACATTAATTAAGTCTGATCTTAGTATGCAGCTTATAATAGGACACGCCCATTTAAAGTTAAGACCAGAGGTTTTGTTAACTGGCTCGCCTACAACGCCAGTTACAACTCCATGATTACTTTGTGTATGCGAATCAGCATTAGAAGTAACTGAAAATGTGCCGCCTGGTTCTGGATAAATAACGCCAAACTGTGGTTTTGTTTGGCCATCAACCATGTATATGCTTAGTGTCATATAAGCATTAGGATCGACCTCACTTTTGTTTATAGGCGCAGAATCAAACATATACATTCTATAATTTGCCCATTTTTTTGATTGTTCTGTATGTCTTGAAATAACAATTTTTCTAGTCTCGTTGGTAGGAAAGGGCAAGAAAAAAGCTTTTTGTTTCTCAGCTGGTGTTATGACATTGACAACACTGTTATCTAAATAACCGAAAACATAAGTAGGCTGCTGCACAAACAAAACATCCTGGGCAGTGCAGCCAAGGATTATTGCATATTCTTCAGCATCTTTCAGTGTAAATTGTAATGCACCGCTAATATGTCTTGATACTGTTTCTGGTCGAATACCTTTACGTTCAGCAACTTCTTTATTTAAAAGACCAGATCTTCTTATCATTGCATCAAGATTATTAGGCATAAGTACATCTGTTGTTTTGAATTTATTTTTAAATTTGAGTACAGACATAATATTCCTTTTTGTTTTTATTCCAACTATTATTTGTATCAACAAGCTTGCTACAACATTTTGTGGCCAAAATAAAAACACACACAATATGATGTATAAAGTATAGTTGGTTGTGATTTATGTCTTGCAGTATGACTTCATACGTCATTATTGTCAAATATAAATAGGGTATTGACGTTTAAAATCACTTTATGTTACTTCTAAAGACATGACATTAGAAGAATATAGATTAGAAAATAATTTAAGTTACAAAAAATTAGCTGAAAAACTTGGGTTTAAAGAAGCGACTGTAGCTCGTAGATGGTGTTTACCAAAGCAGCATAATCAAGCACTTACGCCAAGTCCCAAACATTTAAGTTTAATTTTAGAGGTAACAATGGGATCGGTTACGCCAAATGACTTCATTATCCGCAGAAATTGATTCGGAAGATATAGTTCATCTGCGAATCGCAAGATGGTTAGATATTATGTTACCTCCTGGATCAGTTTGGCATCATTCACCGAATGAAGGTAATCGTCATGTAGCGTTTAAAGTTAAGCAAAAACGTATGGGAACAAAAGCTGGCTGGCCAGACATAGAAATATTTGTGCCTGGCGATCAGACTTTGTGCGGAGCATCGTTATCAATATTTATTGAGGTTAAAGGCAGCAAGGGTAAAGCAACTGCCAATCAGATAGTTATAAGAGACAAACTTGAAGAAGCTGGCGGTATCTGGCAGCTGTGTAGATCTGTTGACCAGGTACAAGAATTTTTAGAGGGATTAATTAAACTGAGGGGAAAATAGATGGGTCATTCCAATAAAACTGGTGCAAATCCAGTATCACAAATTTGCAAAGCATTAATGAAAAAGGCAAGGCCATTAACACAGCAAGAGTTAGCAGCTGAAAAAGCAGCTTGGAAGGCCCAGGAATTAAAAGTAGATCATTTTGATAGGATCATTAAATGAATCCTCATCAGTATGCAGAAACAGCTGCACAAATATTAAAAGATAGAGCTGACAAGCTTGGTGATTACCAGGAGTTATATGAAAATTTAGCAGCTAGATTAAATTTAAGTTTTAAAAATAAATTAAAACCAGGTGAAAAGTTTTATGCCAGTGATGCTGTTAAGTTTCATATTGAAAATAAATTAGCTAGGATGGACTGCGGCGAAGCCAACTCAGACCACAATTTAGATGGTGGAAATTATTTTTTTATTCATGGGGGGTTGACAGATGAATCACGATGATAGTAAAATTTTTTCTAAGCCAAGTCATGTAGCTAAGCTTAGCGCTAAGCTTAGCAATCCAATTAATTCCTTAAATAAAAAAAATAACTTAGATAGCTTAGCTAAGAATAATAACTTAGCTAAGATAAAGAGCTTAGCTAAGATAACAGCAAAGAAATCTAATCCAGCATATGTAGCTGTAGTTGAAAGAAGCGCCAAGTTTCCCATTGATGAGCTGCAAAGGCGTGTTTTATCTAAGCTTAGAAAAAGATATTCAGAAGATGCTTACAAGGATTTGGTGATTAACCTGGAGCATATATCCATGTTTGATAAACTTAACTGGCTTAGAGACATGGATGACAAGCTTAGAAAAGAGCGCAAGTAATGGATGTAGCGCAGTTAAATGATTTATTCTTTGAAGCTGCCGAAACTGAGAGAAAGTTGCCTACTGCTTTTAGAAAGCAGAAGATGGCTAGTTGGCCAGATTATGTGACTGAGTGGTCTGGTTATGGTTACAGCACAACAGAACCAACTAGGTTAAAAGCTACACCAGACCAGATTACTAGGTTAGATAAAGCTATAGACCTGGCGTTAACTAAGATGGATGACGAGGATAGAAGGCTTACCTGGGCGGTAGCTCACTCAGCTGCATTTACTGATCGTGGTCCTAAATGGACTAAGATAGCAAAAATCCTAGGACTAAATGATCCTAGGATTGTGAAGCGTAGATATAAAGATGCTTTGGTTAGATTGTATTATCGATTGTAATTTTATAAGATTTTTCAAACTTATTTTTGTTCATTCTATGCAAATATGCTTTTGGATTTTTTATACCAGCATTACGAAAAAAATTGTCTAAACCTTCATTAAGATCATTCATCATAGTAGCTTCATAATTTTCTTTGATATCTGCAAACTTTCTATAACTAGTAACGTCTTGCTGTGATTTATCGCCATGATTTACATCTTCTGCTATATATTCCATTGCACATTCCCAAAACCATAATTCAGCATCTTTTTCATCAACTTCAACATCGATAATTACTTTATATTTCATAACATATCCTTTTTAAAAAGTTGCTTACTGCTTTTATAGCTTTGGTTTATTGTTGGATAGTAGCCAATTCATAAGCACAACAACGGGACCGGGAATATCTTTTTCACCTGCCTCCCAACGTCTGACTGTCCTATCGGATGCGACTTTTAGTAAAGTCGCTAACTGCTTTTGTGAGAAGCCAAGCTTTCGTCTGGCTTCTCTAAATTCTGTTTTATTCATTTTCTATTTCAAAAAGTGCTTCTTTTTTAGCTCTAGCAATTTCAAGTTCTGTTAAGCTTGTTTCTATTTGTGTAGCCATAGTTACACAATCATTAGCTTTGTCTTCTGTGTCAGCTGTTATAGCAAGCTTTAAAGCTAGTTTATAAGCTTCATAATTGTTCTTAGGTTCATTCATTGTCTTTTCTCCAGATATAAAGATTTTGCTTGTTCAAGCTCGTAATTAAAATCAATCCCATACTCAATACAAAAATTTTGCAGATCTAAAAGTAAGTCTTGAATATGCCAATCATTTGAATTTTTAAAATCTTTTCTTTGCTTGTATATTAGCAAAGTTGAAATAATGTTATCTGTGTTCATAGTTTAACCTTTCTATAAGTGGCCATAAGTGGCCAAGATTGAGCTTATATAGCTCTCGCAAGGCAGTCAATAAAACTGCCTTACAAGAGTAATATAATTAATTAGAAAAGAATTGAGCTAACCAACTATTTATTTCTTTTTGTGTTACGTTGTAGGCTTTTAAATCTGATTCACTTGCATTATGAAACAAAAGCCATAGTAGCATTGCATTTGTCATTCTTCATCCTCTCTATTAATTCAACATTATCCTCACTAAATTCAGTTTCAGAAAAGCTTGAATCAAAATACATATAGTTTCTATATTCTTCAACAAGCTTATGAAGTGAATCCGTTGATATGGCTTTGTCTATTTCAGCGTTATGATTATCTCTAATAGCTTGAAACTTTTTAATGGCTTCTTGTTCTGTTTCAGCTTCAATTTCAAGGTTAGTGTCCATGGCTAAAGTAACATTTAATTTAACGCCATATAGTTTAATTTTCTTAGTCATTTTACATACTCCTATAAATTATTGAATTGTTACCAACTGAAATCTCATTATAATCAAAGCTCAAATCTCTAGCCATTAATTGAATATCAAGATAGTTTTCTAAATGTTTTGGTATTTCACCAAACAAGCCTTCTTCTATAAATTGCCATGCTAAATCTTCAAAAGACATATCATAATAAATATCTATATCTTCAAACAGATCTGGCGTTACTTCTTCATTAAATGGCTCAGATGTGATGTTTTCTTCATAGGCTATGATTAATGGGATCTTTTGATATTCTTCCCATTCGTTGGCAACCATAAAAAAAGCTTTTAAGTTGTAACCACCTTTAACGGCTTTGAATAGATCACAATCTATTGCAGAGCCATCAATAAAATCAAACATATATTCTTCAACTGGTTGACCATAAACATTGAAGTTTTTATTATACTTAGATTGATAATCTTCAAAGCTATCAAAGTAAAAGCCTTGTGCATCTAAGTCATATGGCTGGGCGTATAGTGTTAAAGTTTCAGCTTGTTTTAATTGTGCTTGTGTCATTTTGTTATATCCTTTTTAAAAGCGGCCATAATTGACCTAACATGATTCATTATATTCATATGACTTTTAACGTCAAGCATTATATTTATTTAATCAATACTATTGACTTAATGATCTGAAAAATGGCATAGTTTCGTTATCATATAGTTATCCTTTGCCTAGCAGCTACAGTTTTGGTTGCTAGGCTTTTTTATAAGCAAGGTACAAATGGCCAAAGTTATAAAGATTAGAGTTACAAAGCCACAGATGGAAAAGATCTGTGAGCGTATTGCAGAGGGCGAAAGCTTAACCAGGATTTGCAATAATACAAAGACGTTACCAAGTTGGCGTACTGTACTTAGATGGGTGCAAGAGAATGATGAAGCACATATTATGTATCGTAAGGCAAGGGCGTTGCAGTGTGAGGTTATGAGAGATCAGATACTTGACTTAGTTAAAATGGCTCTACCAGATGATCCAAAGCTTGCAATGGCAGAAGTACAAAGAAGAAGATTAGAAGCAGATCATATGGATAAACATATAAGGCAGATGCAACCATTAGGTGTTAGGGATAAAGCAGAGGACAAGCAAGCAACGAATAATGGACAAGTAACGTTGAGTTGGGCGAATGGTAATCTTGAAATAGTGTAGGCAGATAGGTTTGCTTTCATGTTGTGTTGGCAGTAATCTCGCACACGAGCCATACAATGAACAGCTTTACTATTAATTACGTCACTCTATCTCTTGTAACCATTGCGAGCCATACAAATAGTTACGAGTAGCGTACTCGTATGAGGCAGTTTTTAGGCAAACAGCCCCCCCCACCGCCCCACAATTAGGGCGCATCTGTATATATATATATTATCCTCTTAGGAGAGTGTCTAAGCCATGAACATCGAGATTCCGTATTCACCTAGACCACTCCAGGCAAAGCTTCATAACGAGCTAACAACTAACCGCTGGGGAGTTGTGGTGTGCCACAGACGATTTGGCAAGACTGTGATGGCTATAAACCATTTACTGAGGGATGCTATACTTAATGATAAAACGAATCCCAGGTACGCTTATATAGCGCCTACTTATAGGCAAGCGAAAGCTGTGGCATGGGATTATCTAAAGCAGTTTGCTGGTAAAGTTCCTATGGTTAGGTTTCATGAGACTGAGCTTAGGTGTGATCTTCCTAATGGATCGAGAATACAGCTGCTAGGTGCTGAGAATTATGATAGTTTACGAGGTATATATCTTGATGGAGCTGTCCTAGATGAGATGGCTGATATGCCAGAAAGTTTATTTCCAGAAGTATTAAGGCCAGCTTTATCGGATAGGAAGGGATGGGCGTTCTTTATTGGAACACCTAGAGGTCACAATGCTTTTTTTGATTTATATGAAGCAGCGCAGAGTAATAAGGATTGGTTTACACAAGTTTATAAGGCTAGTGAAACTGATATAGTTGATGCAGAAGAATTAGAAGCTGCCAGGTTGATGATGACTGAGGACCAGTTTGAGCAGGAGTTTGAATGTTCCTGGGTTGCTAATGTACCAGGAGCTATTTTTGGAAAAGAACTGCAAGTTGCCCAGGAAAGTGGGCGCATAGGAAATGTTCCCTATGACCAGGCGCACAAAGTAGATACCTGGTGGGATCTTGGTATAGGTGATAGCACCGCTATTTGGTTTACACAGAGTGTTGGTAGAGCCATCCATGTTATAGATTTTTATGAAGCCAGGAATGAAGGGTTACCGCACTATGCGAAAATACTTACAGGTAAAGGCTATTTTTATGGAAGCCACAATGCGCCGCATGATATTGAGGTTAGAGAACTTGGCTCTGGCAAGAGCCGCCGTGAGATCTCATACGATTTGGGAATTAATTTTAGGGTTGTACCAAAGCTGCCAGTTGAAGATGGCATACACGCTGCGCAACTTATTCTCAGCCGTTGTTGGTTTGACCAGGTAAATTGTAAGGCTGGATTAGAAGCATTAAGGCAGTATCACCGAGCTTATAATGAAAGATTAAGGACATTTAGGAATAGTCCAGTACATGATTGGGCCAGCCATGCGGCTGATGCCTGGAGATATTTTGCTGTGGGTGTAAGGGAAAACCGAGGGTTTGAACGGCCACCACAAGCGATTGCAGATAGTAGTTATAATCCATTTAATAGTATAGGAGCAATGTAATATGGGCGGATTATTTGGCGGCAGTAAGCCAGCACCACCACCTCCACCACCACCACCTCCAGCGCAAGCTGTACCAGCACCGACTAAGAGGAGTGAGGTAGAGGATAAAATGAAAGATCCTAAAAGAGTGTCTAGGAAAAAAACCATAATGACTTCACCTCAAGGCGTATTGGGTGAAGAAGATGGAGTGGCGTACAAGACGTTATTAGGTGGTGCAACTAAGAAGTCCTAGCTTTGGTGAGGTTGTTGAGCTTCTAAGGCATAGTCGGCTGCACAGATCTGTTAGGTTAAGAAAACTTATAGATAATTTTGAAACACCATTAACGATTAATCAGTATAGGTACTGGCGAAATAAACATCAAAAACTTGTTGGGTTTTGTGCTTATGCTTTGGTTTCTGACGAAGTGTTAACAAAATTAAGGCATGGCGCATCAATGGAAAAAGATTGGTGGCAATCTGGCAATCATTTATGGCTGGCTGAGTTTGTTGCTCCCTTTGGTCATGTATCATTTATTGTAAAAGATACAGTCCGCTATTTTAACAAGGAACATAAAATTGAAACTGGATATTGGTATAGGCCTTCTAAAAGGAAAAGAGGACATATTGGGCGAGATCATGCCCTTGAACAATCCGACCTTATGTTTTATGGGTGGAGATGATGGCGGCGGCGGCGGCGGCGGTGGCGGCGGTGATGACGATTACGATCCACCAGAAGAAGATCCAGGCTACGATCCAGATCCACCAAGCAGTCCAGATCCAAGTCCAGGCCCAGGTGATGATAATGATGATGATGACGATAGTTATCAAGATAATCCAGCACCAGATGATCCGCCAGATGATTTTTATGAAGATGGTCCAGCACCACCAGATGATGATTCAGAAGATATATCAGATGATGCACCAGAACCAGGTGATCCTGGCGGCGGTGGTGGTGGATCAGATGTTGGAAGTCCAGATACTGGGCAACCGGGATCAGACACACCAGACGATGGAACTGACCAAGATGAAGGCATAGGTGAAGATGAATCTATAGTTGGTGATGATCCAGCTACAGAACCAGATGAGCCAGATGGCGGTGTTGATATAGACGATGATCCAGTGCCAGATGATCCAGGTGATGGCGGCGATCCTAACGCTGGCGATGGCGGAATGGATATCGGTGGCGAGCCAGGTGGTGATCCTGGTGGCGGTGGCGGCGGTATGGATATCGGCACAACACCAGATGATAATGATGGTGATGATAATTTAGGTGGTAATGACGATAATGTTTACGATCCACCAGGCGATACTGTCACAGATCCGCCAGCAGACAATACTACTGGATCTGCTAATCCTAGGGATGTTGTTAGAGCTGGTGATGAGGAAGAAGAAGAAGAGCGTAAGCGTGGTCGATCAAAAGGCACAATATTAACTTCAGCTCAAGGTATTGTAGGCGGTGCGCCTATCCGCAGAAAAACTTTATTAGGATTATAAATGGCTTCAGATGATTTAGCACGATTACTCAATGAACGATTTGGCAGTCTAGCTGCGCAAAGAGTTACTTGGGAATCCCACTGGCAAGAAATAGCAGACTTTGTTGTTCCAAGAAAAGCAGATATTAATAAGGTTAGATCTCCTGGTGACAAAAGATCTGAACTTATATTTGATGGTACAGCAATTCATGCAGCAGAACTTATGTCTGCTTCATTACATGGGATGCTTACTAATCCTAGCACTAAATGGTTTAGTCTTAGATTTGGTGATTTAATATTAGATGGTAATGACGAAGCTAAAGAATGGCTGGAAAGTGTCGAAGATGTTATGTATCAAGAGTTTGCCAGCTCTAATTTTCAAGAACAAATACACGAACTGTACCATGATCTAATTACTTTTGGTACTGGCATCATGTTTGTTGAGGGTGATGACGAGCCTACACCAAGCTCATTAAGATTTAGCACCAGGCATATTGGTGAATGTTATGTTTCAGAAAATGAATATGGCCGTGTTGATACAGTATTTCGAAAATTTAAAATGCCTATGCGAGCTGCTATTAATCGTTTTAGTGCTGAACTTGTACCACAAAGAGTTGTTAAACAAAGCGAGCAAGATCCTTATTCTTTGATTGAATTAGTCCATGCAGTTTATCCGAGGGATGATATAGACGTTACTAGGTTGGATTCTGTAAACAAACCATTTGCTTCTGTTTATTACGATGCTGAAGAAAAAAAAGTTTTATCAGAAAGCGGTTTTGATGAGTTTCCATATCTTGCGCCAAGATATTTAAAAGCTAGTTATGAAATTGGTTATGGTCGATCCCCAGCCATGACCGCTTTAGCAGACATAAAAATGCTTAATAAAATGTCTGAAGTAACAATTAGGGCCGCCCAAAAACAAGTTGATCCTCCACTTCTTGTTCCAGATGATGGTTTTATACTCCCTATAAGAACTGTACCTGGCGGCCTTAATTTTTATAGATCTGGATCAAGGGATAGAATAGAGCCGCTAAACATAGGCGCAAATAATCCATTAGGTTTAAACATGGAAGAACAACGTAGAAAAGCTATCCAATCAGCTTTCTACGTTGACCAGTTAATCTTGGGCCAAGGGCCACAGATGACAGCAACAGAAGTTGTCCAGCGTACTGAAGAAAAGATGAGATTACTTGGGCCAGTATTAGGAAGATTGCAAGCTGAATTACTACAGCCACTTATAACTCGAACTTATAATATTTTAGCAAGAAAACAATTATTTAGGACTGCGCCAGAGTTTATACAAGATAATGATATTAATATTGAATATGTAAGTCCATTAGCCAAAGCACAGCGCATGGGCGATGTACAATCTGCAATAAGATTGTTTGAGTTATTAGGTCCTATTATGCAAATCGACAGAGGTATCATGGATTTTGTTGATAGTGATGGATTAACTAAACATATGATACGAGCTTTATCAGTGCCAGCAACAGCTGTTAGAGGTGATGAAGAAGTTGCAGCCATTCGTGAACAACGAGCTGAAAGACAAGCGCAGCAAAGAGAATTACAACAAGCTCAACAAGTAGCAGAAGCAGCTGGTAATGCAGCTCCAGCGCTTAAAGCGGCTCAAGGTTTAGGTGTTGTTTAATGAATATTCAAGATCTTAGGCTAGCTTACAAGACACTTTTAAATACTAAAGATGGCCAGATTGTAATGAAAGATTTGCAATCCAGGTATCACATTAATGGATCTACATTTTCACAAGATCCTAACGAAACAGCCTACAGAGAAGGGCAGCGAACTGTAGTCTTATTTTTATTATCAATGCTGCAAGAACCAAAAACTAGAGAGGACATAGTAGAAACATGAGTGAAGAAGCCCAGGTAGCGGAAGCTCCAGTAGATGCTGGACAAGCTCCGTCTGCGCAGCCAGTTAGTGATTGGCGCTCAGAAATTCCAGAAGATATTAGAAGTCATAAATCATTAGAAACTATCCAGGATGTAGGATCATTAGCTAAATCTTATGTTAATGCACAGTCCATGATAGGTGCAGATAAGGTTGTAAAGCCTGGTAAATTTGCTACATCAGACGATTGGAACAGTTTTTATGACAAAGTTGGTAGGCCAGCAAGTGCTGATGACTACCAATTAGAGAATAAACTAGCCGAAGGCCAATCAGAAAACGCTGATATGGTTAGTTGGTTCAAGAAAACAGCACATGAAGTAGGGTTATTGCCGCACCAAGCTCAAAATTTATTAAATAAATATAATGAATTTAGTGGAAGCCAAGTCCAGCAATCAGCAAGTGTTACTGAAGATGAGATAAACAAGGTAGCATTAGATTTAAAAAAGGAATATGGCCAGGCTTTTGACGATAGAATGGCTGTAGGCAAAGGCGTTTTAGAGAATTTTAGCTCTATACCAGTAGAAGAATTTGAAGATTTAACACTCAGTAATGGTATGAAACTAGGCGATCATCCAGCAATAATTAAAACAATGGTTAATATTGGACAATATATGAAAGAAAAAATGGGTGAAGATACACTAGCTGGTGTTAAAACCTCTGGTGGATTATCGCCAAGCGAAGCTTCTGAAAAGCTGGCTGAACTTACACAACCAAGCTCACCTTATTGGGATGCAAAACATCCACAGCATAGTTTTTACGTTGATGAAGCTATGAGATATAGGGAGATGGTATAATGGATGAAAGAGAATTTAGGCTTGAGGTTTTGAGAATGGTACTCGAAACTGGATCTGGTAGGATTATAGATGATCCATTAGATAGAGCTGACAAGTATTTGCAATGGTGCGAAATGGAAGATAAGCCAAATGGCCCTTCTAAAAAAAGTACTAGCAAAGTAGTCGAGATAAGCAAAGGCCCTCGCAACACCAAATAACTTACGTCTGGATACACCAGGTAGCGTTTTAATTTTAATCTTAAACTAACGGAGAAAGTGAAATGAGTTCACAAATCACTACAGCTTTCGTTAATCAGTTTAGTTCTAACGTACAGTTATTATCGCAGCAAAGAGGTTCTTTGCTCCGTGGTTCTGTATCAGAAGAATCCGTAACTGGTGAGAAAGCATTTTTCGATCAAGTTGGAAGTGTTGCAGCTGTTAAGCGAACTAGCAGACACGCTGATACACAGATCCTTGATACACCTCATTCAAGACGAATGGTAACTATGGACACTTATGAGTGGGCAGATCTTATTGATGATGCTGACAAAGTGAGAATGTTAATAGATCCTACATCTACATATGCTCAAGCAGCTGCTGCTGCAATGGGCAGATCAATGGATGATTCAATCATAGCTGCTGCTACTGGTACATCAAAAACTGGATCAAGTGGTAGTACAGATACAGCTATGGATGCTGGAAATATTATTGCTCATGGTTCAGCTGATTTAACTATAGCAAAGCTTATAAGCGCAAAGAAAATCTTGGATGAAGGTTCTGTAGATCCATCTATTCCTAGATATATTGCCGTAGCTCCAGCACAAGTTGAAGCTTTACTTGGTACTACACAAATCACATCAAGCGATTTTAATACTGTTAAGGCGCTTGTTGCTGGTGAAGTAGACACATTCATGGGTTTTAAATTCATAATGTCTACCAGGTTAGCTGTAGCATCCAATATCAGAACTTGCTTTGCTTGGGCTGAAGATGGGATCAAGCTTGCTGTAGGAAAAGACGTAATGGCAAAGATAGACGAGAGAGCAGATAAGTCATACTCAACTCAAGTCTTTTATTGCTCAACTTTTGGTGCAACACGAATGGAAGAAGCTAAAGTGGTTTCAGTCCTTTGTGATGAATCAGCTTAAAGGGAGATAGAAAATGACAACATTAAATTCTGATCTCGTAGCCAATTTTGAAGCCAACTATACAATGAGTGATGCAAGCCTTTTACAAGGTGTTACTCGTATAGCACAAGGCACAATAGAGCTAGCTGCTGGAGATAGCACAGACAATGATATTGTTATGCTTGCTCCAATACCAACTCATGCCAGTATTACATCATTAAAAATAGGCACAGACACCTTTGGTGGTTCATGTACCTTTAATGTTGGTCTATACACAAGTGCTGGCGTTGTAAAAGACGAAGATTGTTTTGCAAGTAGTGTCGCAGATGCTGGAGCAATGACAGATGTTCGTTTTGAAGCAGCCGACATAAACACTGCTGGACAAAAGGTTTACACCATTGCTGGTGATAGCACTGATCCAACTGGTGTGTATTATGTAGCGGCTACATTCAATGCAACTGGCGGTACAGCTGGTACAATGTCATTCATTATTGAATACGTTATAAATTAAACAACCAGGACAGCGTAGCAATGCGCTGTCCTTTTTTATAGGAATTAATAATGGCTTCTGCGGTTGATATATGTAACTCAGCATTAAATATGATAGGCGCATCTACTATCCTTGCTTTAAATGAAGATAGTAAGGCTGGCAGAATATGTAATCAGCGATATGAATCTGTAAGGGATAGTGTTTTTAGAGCGCATCCTTGGAACTGTTTAATAGCAAGACAGACTTTAGCGGCTGACTCTGAAGCACCAAATTTTACATATTCAAAACAATTTACTTTACCGACAGATCCATTTTGTTTGCGAGTTTTAAAACTTTCAGATCCAGAAATAAAATTTGAAATTGAAGGGCGTAAACTTTTGACTGACGAAAGCTCAGTAGATCTTGTTTATGTTGCAAGAAAATTAGATCCTAATGAATACGATCAATTATTAATTAACACGATTGAAGCGGCTATAGCTGCTGATATAGCTTATGCTTTGATAGGCAGCACTACATTAACAGCAGCAATGTATGATCTTTATAGAAACAAACTAACTGAAGCTAGGTTTGTAGATGCAACAGAAGGTAACACCATAAATACTGCAAGCATAACTGATAGTGAAGTATTAGCTGCTAATACATTTATTAATGCGAGGTTGTAATGGCCAAGGCTTCACCAACCTTTAATAACTTTACAGCTGGTGAGCTATCGCCAAGGCTAGATGGTCGCACTGATATAAGTAAGTATTTTAATGGTTCTAAAACCATGCAAAATTTTACAGTGCATCCTCATGGTGGTGCAAGCAGAAGGCCAGGCACAATTTATGTAAATACTGTAAAAGCCAGTGCTAATGCAACAAGATTGATACCTTTTGAGTTTAATGTTGAACAAGCTTACATATTAGAATTTGGCAATTTATATTTTAGAATACACAAAGATGGTGGCACTGTAACAAGTGGCGGATCAGCTGTTGAAGTAGCAACTGTTTACACTTCAGCTGAAGTCGCACAAATAAAGTTTACACAAAGCGCAGATGTTATGTACTTAGTGCATCCATCACATCCAGTTTATAAGATAACGAGGACAAGCCACACAGCATGGACATTCACCGCTGTCGATTTTAGGCGTGGTCCTATGCAAGATCCTAATACAACAGCAACAACATTAACGGCTAATGGTAGAACTGGAAGTGTAACAATAACAGCTAGTGCTGATTTATTTGCTTCAACAGATGTTGGCAGATTAGTTAAGCTGCATGATGGTTTTGCAAAGATAACAGCATTTACTAATGCAACGACTGTAACTGCGACTGTGCAAGAAAATACAGCTGGTAGAACTGAATTGATGCCAAGTATGACGGCAAGCACTTTAAGTTTTGCTGAAGGAGATCCAAGCGCTACTGGACTAGAGCATAATGATAGAATAGTTGATAGTGCTGCAAACTTTGTAAAAGAAGGTTTTAAAGTAGGGCAAAAGGTTGTTATTACTGGCGCTACAGAAACTGCTAACAATAATAGTTCTGCATTACTTGTCCAGGTAACAGACGATACAATGTTATTTGCACCTTCAGTAGATGTTGTTGATGAAGCTGCAAGCGCATCTATAACTGTTGCTGGATTGTTAGAAGCAGACGATGATTTTAGTTTAGGAGCTTTTTCTACAACAACTGGTTTTCCAGCGTGTGTTAGTTTTTATGAAGAACGTCTGGTGTTTGCTGGAACAACAACACAACCTCAAACAGTGTTTTTTTCTGTGGCTGGTGACTTTGAAGATTTTGCAGATGGCACAAATGCTGCGGATGCTTTGAGTTATACGATTGGATCTAGTCAAGTAAACGTCATAAGATACCTGGCATCATCCAGGGTTTTGATTGTTGGTACTAGTGGTGGTGAATTTGCTGTGTCTGCTAGTGGATCTGCCGAGCCACTAAGTCCGACAAATGCACAAATAAAACGACAAGCAAGTTATGGAACAGCAGATATACAGCCTATAAATGTAGGGCCAGTAACATTGTTCGTTCAGCGAGCTTTGAGAAAATTACGAGAATTAGTATTTAACTTTGATACTGATAGTTATAATGCACCAGATTTAACAATACTTGCAGAGCATATTACTGAAACTGGTATTGTCGAAATGGCTTGGCAACAAGAACCAGATAATGTGATTTGGTGTGTACTAACAAATGGCTTTCTTGTCGGTATGACATATAGACGAGAAGAACAAGTCGTTGCTTGGCATGAACATATTTTAGGCGGTAGGTTTGGTGATGCAACAATAACTGTGTCTGATTATGCAAATATAGCTGTAGGTACAACAATTAAGATAACTAAGACAAATGGAGAAACAATTACATTTGTAAGTGAAGCTGCTGGTTCTTCTGATCCAGCTGATACAACATTTGGTTTTAGACCGAATACAAATAACAACACAACAGCTGATAATATATTTACCAGAATAAATGCGCACTCAGATTTTACAGTGGCTAATCCTTCAGCAGCTATTGTTACCATTACAGAAACAGATCCAGAAACAACTGGGTATACAACAATAGAAACTAGCGATCCGACCAGGCTTACAACAACAAACCAAGGTAATGCGGTTGTAGAATCCATTGCTACAATACCTGGCACAGCTGATGAAGATGATCTTTATATGATTGTTAAGAGAACTGTAAATGGATCAACTGTAAGGTATATAGAATATTTAAGTAATTATGAGTTTGGTACAGATGTTAAAGATGCTTACTTTGTAGATTGCGGTCTTACATATGATAGCACAGCAGCAACATCTATATCTGGTCTTACACATTTAGAAGGTGAAAAGATTGTTGTTTTGGGTGATGGTGCAACACATCCAGACAGGACTGTATCGTCTGGTGGTATTACACTGGCTAGATCAGTGCAAAAAGCACATATAGGATTTAATTATAAATCAACATTGCAAACTATGAGAATAGATGCTGGCGGAACAGAAGGCACATCACAAGGCAAGAACAAAAGAATAAATAATATTACATTAAGATTATATAGATCAGTAGGTGTTAAAGTAGGTAGCTCAGAAGCAGAACTGGATCTTATACCATTTAGATCTTCAGCGGATGATATGTCGGAAGCTCTAGGAATGTTTACTGGAGATAAGGAAGTCGAGTTTAGAGGTGGTTATGATAATGATGGTTTTGTTTTTGTAAGGCAAGATCAACCATTGCCATTAACTGTATTAGCAATATTCCCAAGGCTGCAAACATTCGATCAATGATAATGGTAGATTATAAGCCAGAACATATTGAGTCTATCCTAGATGGCGATATGAGTAAAATGGCTAGAAAATCATTTGGTATGGCTGAAGATATAGCTCATGGATTAGTTGCACCTGGACTAGCTTTTTCTGGTTTGATTGATGGTTATGTCATAGCAAGCGCTGGCATAAAACCACTTTGGAATGGAGTTGGTGAAGGCTGGATAGTTGCATCAGATAAAATGCCAAATAAAAAACTTAGTGTCATTAAACTCATTAAAGATAATTTTGATAAAATGATTCACGATCATAATTTTGTAAGAGTTCAAGCTGGTGTTAGATCTGATTGGCCAGAAGCAAAAAGATTTGCTGAATTTCTAGGTTTTGAGCATGAAGGCATTATGCGCAAATATGGTCCAGACGGACAAGATTATTATAGAATGGCGAGGGTATTTTAATGGGAGCGCAAGCAGCTATAGCAAGTGCAGTATTTAGTGCAGCTGGATCTATCCAAGCTGGTAGAGATCAAAAAAGAGCTTATAATTATAATGCCCAGGTAAATGAACGTAATGCTCAAGTTGCTGAGCAAGATGCAGAACAACTCGTTCTTATGGAAGAAGTCGAAATTGGTAGATTTAGGCGTGAGTTTGACAATCTACAAGCAGCAACATCTCAGTCATTTAGATTTAATGGATGGATGGCTGACACTGGAACACCACTTAAAGTTGCCTTGGCAAACGCCCAAGAAGCAGATGAAGAAGTGGCTATCAGACGATATAATGCAAAAGTAGGTAAAGCAGAGCTTAAAGAAAAAGGCACTCAAGAACGTATGTCTGCAAATTTAAATAGGATGTACGGAAGAGCTGCTATGAGAGCATCATATTTTAAAGCTGGTAGTAGTTTATTATCCGGCGCTTCTTCTTACTCACAAATCAATGCACGATATGGAAAGTCAACTGTATGAGAGTTCCAACTTACAAATCTCAAGCCAAATTATCAAATCGTTCTGGCGGTATAAATATGAGTGTGCGAGCAAGTCCAGGTGCATTGTCTGCTGGATCACAAGCTATGGCTAGCTTTGGTGACCAAGCTATGAAAACAAGTTTACAGTTTTACGAGATTGAAAGAAAGAATGATTACGAAGCGCAAAAACAAAGCGGTATTGTTGAGTATGCAAAAGAGTTAGAAAGTATAAAAGAGCAAACAAGACAAAAGCCAAGCAATGTAGCAGATACTTATTTTGATACCGAGGCAGAAAAAGCAAGATTAAGAATTTCTAAAAATTTTACAAATGATGTTGCTAAAAGAGATTATCTTAATGAATCAGAAAAAGATTTTATTAATAAGAGAGTATCAGTTAGAGCAGAGGTATCTAACAGACGAATAAACGACCAAGCCTCTACTCACTTGTCAAGAGTAGCACAATTACAGAATGATGCAGTATACGGAAATGCCGCAGAAAAACACGCTGCATTAAACGAACTATTTGGCGATAAGCCTAATAAAATACTTGGTATGTTTGATAAATTAAAAAACCTTGGTTATTATTCTTCTACTCAATCTATCACAGCTACTAATAAAATGATGGCTGCCATAACAGAAGGTAACATTATTACTACGTTTGATGCACTAGGAACGTTAGAGGAAAAAAAAGAATATTTAGAAAGTTTTAAAGACAAGCCGCCTGCATCATTAGGTAATGTCAAAGTACGGCAGTTAACTAGAGGATTTAGAGCTGAAATAAATGGTCTTGTACGAGAACAGAAATTAGCTATTAGAGAGTTTAAAGTTGACATTAAAGATGCAAGTTATGTTTTAAAAACTGGTAATGAAGTTGATGATAAAATTATTAATGGCTTTGCTACGAAAGCACAAAACTTAAATGATGCAGATAGCATAGAGTTAGTAAAAAGATTAAATTTACAAAAAATTGTAATGTCTGGACTTAAAAAATCAAGTCCGCAAGAGGTTGTTAATTATATAAGCAACCTTAAAAAAAATGGGTTTGCAGGTGTTGAAGGTATTGGCATAGACTCAAGGTTTGAAGCAGATCTTGTTAAAGATGCTGAAACATTTTTAACAAATATGAGGACACAATTAGCTAGTGATCCTATAAGCTTTGCTGCAAAAACTGGTATTATAAAAAACTTTGTTCCGCTAAACTTTGACGATCCTACGTCATTAGGGGAAACTTTGATGGTAAGAAGCCAACAAGCTAGTGTTGTTAGCGCAAGATATGAAAATCCAATAAAATATTTTACACAAGATGAATTATCATCTCTTTCTGCAAAATTTCAAAATAGCACTACAGATCAAAAAATAGGTTTGTTTGGTGTAATGCAAAGTGTTTTTGGATCAAAGACAAAAGATGTATTAGTTGAAATAAATCAAAAAGGACCAGAGTTTGCACATATTGGAGGTTTATTATTAACCAAAAATATAGATAGCGCCACACTTGCTATGCAAGGCTATGATTTGATGAAATCAAATATCAAAGCTTCAGAATATACCAGTACAAATGTTGTTCCTGCATACTCTGATACTATAAGAACTTCATTGACTGAACTTGCTCCATCAGTAAAAGGATCTTCAATAAGTGTTACAGAAGCTATTTACACAAAATTAGCGAATGAAAGAGGTCTTGTTAACTTTAATTCAGAGGTTTTTGGTGAGGCTGTTCAAAGATCATTAGGCGCTGTTTTTGTTGAGGGTGAGCAAGTATCAGGTGGTGTTCAAGATGTTAATGACCATCCAACATTAATACCTTCATCAATGAATCCAGATATGTTTGAAGATATGATTAAATCTTTAGATGCTCTTAATTTTGAAACAAACAATATAGATAAAAGTTTAATGGATAATATTAAAGATGGTGACTTTAATATGTATGCCATTGGTAATGGGGTTTATAAATTTGGGCGTGGTAAAAAGGGAACTACTACATTTCAGTATGCAGCAGATCTTGATGGCAACGAACTTATATTAAATGTGTATGATTTTTTTGAGATTGAACAATGAGCTTTGCATTTTCTGAACAGACAACGTTTGCTAATAGACCAAAAATATCGAAAGGCACACAGTCATGGCAAAAAAATCTATTATCAGCTTTTGAGTCTTTTGAAGCAAATGATACGTCTACATCTGAATCCATTGTCTTACAAGAGCAATGGCAACCAATCATGGATATTTTAGAGGAAAAAAAAGACAGTTTAAAAGGTGATTTTTCAAGATCATTTTTTGATAGAAAACGAGCTTTGTATAATCCAGGTTCAAGATTAAGTATGACTTTGTTTGATGATGGGCGTTATGAGGAGTATGAAAATCAAGCCAAATTTATCGAAAAGATAATAAAAGATAATGCAGATGTTGTGCCAGAACTACAAGATATAAATATTGCAGATATACATGAAAAGGCAAAACAAACCGCAATAAATAAAAAGAAAGATTTTGATGAAACTGTAGAACGTAATCCTGGCTTTGGCGCATCTGTTGTAAGGTTTGGTGGTCAAGCTGGCGCTGCATTTAAAGATCCAATAGTTTTGACAAGTCTTATGTTTGGTGGCGCTGGAACTAAATTACCGGGAATAGCCTTGAATCAAGCTGTAATAGGTGCTGGTTCAGAGTATCTCATACAAGGCAAAGTAGAAGAATGGTACAAATCGTTAGGATTAGAATATACTAGCGAACAGTTTTGGACGGCTGTTGCTTTAGGCGGATTTATTGGTGGTGCTTCACCATTTGCTTTTAAAATAGCTGGTAAAACAATTAATTTAAGTGCAGACCAAGTAAAAAAAGGATTAAAAGCATACAAAGATAGTGGATATAAAGATCCAGCTGTAGACGTCTTAGACAGCACTATTGCAAAAAATGATGATGCCATAAACTCTAATCCGATTGAAGATGTAACAGAACACGCTGAAAGGTTATCAGAAGCAGACAGAGCTTTTGAAAACAATGAGTTGCCGAATATAACAGATAGAGCAGTATCTGAAAAAACTCCAAGCAGTTTATTCGAAACAGAAAATATTAATGGAACTGTTTTTAGATTTGATCCAGACGAGATTGAGGTTGATGCAAAAACATTTCAATTCAAAGCTGGCGCAGATCCTAAAGGTGTTACAGATAGATTGATGGGAGTTGAAACGTGGGATGATGTTTTTTCAGGGCAAATAGTTGTTTATGAATTTGCAAATGGTAAAAAGTTTATTGCAGATGGACATCAAAGATTGGCTTTAGCCAAAAGATTAAAAGGCAAAGGACAAGATGTAAATCTTATTGGAGCAAAATTAAAAGAAACAGATGGCTTTACGCCAAGTATGGCAAGAGTGGTTGCTGCAATAAAAAACATTACTGAAGGAACTGGATCAGCTATTGATGCCGCAAAAATTGCAAGAGAAGCTCCTAGTCAATTCAAAAAAAGAGTTCCTCCAAGATCTGCTGTAGCAAGATATGCAAGATCTATAGTCAATTTATCAGATGATGATTTTGGTATGGTTGTTAATGGTGTTGTTGATGCTAATTATGCAGCTGTTGTAGGCAGATTAATTCCTAATAATAATGAATTACAAAATGCTGCCATGAGAGTTTTAGCAAAAAACACACCAGAAAATGAGTTTCAAGCAGAAGCTATTGTCCGCCAAGTAATGGAAGCTGGTTATCAAAAACAAACAACCGCAAATCTTTTTGGTGATGAAATTATTGCAGAAAGTTATTTTACTGAAAGGTCTAAAATACTTGACCAAGCTGTAAAAATTTTGCGACAAGATAAATCAGCTTTCGATAGTTTAGTTAGAAACGCTGATAGAATTGAGGGTGAAGGTAATAAATTAGCTCAAAAAGCAAATGTTGACAGAGCTACACAAGATAGCCAAGCTATTTCGTTATTAAATACACTTGCAAATAGAAAAGGAAACCTAAGTGATGGCCTTACGGAAGCAGCGAAAATCGCAAGGGAAACAGGCAACTTCTCCAACGCTAGCAGAGGATTTGTCGAAAATGTCAGAAACGCAATTAGAAATGGCGATCTCGAAAGCATCAGAATTGACAATGCTAGGGGGATTGTCAATGATACAACGGAAAGCGGCCAGATACCGAATGAGCCAAAAGATCTTGAAAGTTTCTCAGAACCAAGCGGCAGAGGAGCAAACCAACAAGCAGATCAGCTAGAAGAAGATATTTTTGGTGAACGGATTGACCAAACGTCCTCAAAACAGTATGATGAAAACATAAAATCAGAAAGTGTTGTTACAACACGAACAGATCCAGAATTAGATAGAGAAATACCAACTGAATTAGTTGATGACGGCAGCGGAAATATAGTTGCTAAAACTCAAACTTTACGACAATTACAAGAAGAATTTGCTCAAGATCAAAGGATGCTTGACCGCCTAGAGGGTTGTGTTAAATGAGTTTTGGTGATTGCATTACCAATGGTAATAAAGAAAAAGATGAAGCTGGTAATAAACTTATTACAGACGAGCAAAAAGAAGAAGCTTTAGAACTTTTTAATAAATTAGATGAAGAATACCAAGGCAAAATGTCTAGGGGTGCAGCTCAAGCACAAGCTGCTAGAGATACTTTTGACACACTAAAAAAAGAAGCTATGGAAAGAAAAAGAAGAAAGCTTCTACAATCACAAGTTGTAAAAGAGATAGAAAAAAATATTTCTGAATATAGAGATTTCAGAGGCAAAGAAAATGTTGGTAGAGCATCTTTAGCTTTGATTGAACAAGACACATTATCTACTTATTCTAGTTTAGAACAAAGAAAAGCATCAATACAACAAACCGCAACATCAATGTTAAATAATGTTTTGGCTAGTTTTAAAAGAAATTTAGTAGGAGAGGTAAGAAACAAAGCGCAACTTAAAAATATGGTTCGTGAAAGTTTTGGTGAAAACACTGGAGATGTAAGCGCTAAAGAATTTGCAGAGGCATGGAAAAAAGCTTCTGAATATTTAAGGCTTGAAAGAAACAGAGCTGGTGGATCAACTGCTCTAAGGGATGATTGGGGATTACCGCAAAATTGGAATGAAGATGCTGTCGGCAAAGTTGCGCCAAAGCAATTTATAGATGATATAATTGATGACTTAGATCTAAGTAAAATGGTTAATGAAAGGTCAAACTTACCATTTACTAGAGAAACATTAGAGTTTGCATTGCGAGATGTATACGAAACTATAAGTACGGGTGGTTTAAATAAATTATCTGCAAATCAAGCTTTTAGAACAAAGTCACTTGCCAGCAGAAGAACAGACCATAGATTTTTAGTTTTTAAAAATGCTGATGGTTGGTTGCGAGCTATGGAAAAATATGGTGAGGCAAATCCATTTGATACTATGATGGGCCATATAACTAATATGAGCAAAGAAATAGCTCAGATGGAAATTTTAGGACCTAATCCATCAGCAACATTAGAATATTTAAAATTAAAAATAAGAAAAGATAAGAATAGTAGCGATTCAGCTCCTTATGATTTGCAGACACTTTATGAGGCTTCTATAGGAAAAAATAACATTCCTATAAATGGAACTTTTGCATCAACTATGGCTGGTACAAGACAAACATTACAAGCGGCACAATTAGGATCTGCGGCAGTGGCAGCGGTT